CGCGACACGGCCCACAATCCGGTGAGCGGAAACGTCAGGTCACGGGTCCAGAACAGCGTGCCAAGGCTCAACTGCTGGACAGGGACGGCCAGGATCTGCATGCGGTCAGCCTTCTCGGCCTCCCAGTACAGCCAGGCGAGTTCGTTGACAGCATCGAGATAGTCGGCCTGGTCATCCGGGTCGGTCCAGGTGTCAGGCAGTTCGACGAGGTTCTGTCTCAGGGCTCGTCGTGCCCTGTCGATCGCCACCGTCACCCGAGCGGAGTCGGACGTCGAGAGCGTCAGCCCCGTGAACGACTGGAAGTGGCTGATGTCATCCGAGGGCGGCGGTACCGGGACAGTGTCGGACGGCACCTGCTCACCGAAAGACAGTTCGGGTCGATCACGATCGAGATCGTCGTCATCGTCCGCGAAGAAGGCTTCCGGCAGCGGGGTGCCGTCCGGCAGTGTCATCGGCCTAGATGTTCGCCAGGCCCGCCGCGATGACGGCGGTGTCGTCCAGCGTCGTGTCCGTCACGGTCCCGCCCGGAATGGGCGGCGGGGCCAGGTTGTACAGCGACGCGAACGGTGCCCAGACATACGCCGTCTGCTTGCTGGCAGACGTCGTGTGCGTCCCATCGCCACCGTCGAGCGGCGACACGGGCGTGACATGCGCGATCGCGGTGCGGTACGGAAGCGGCTCGACCTCGTCGAGAGTCCGCACCTGAACCGGGTCAGTTGCTGCCATTGTCGCTACCCTCCTTCTCCTGCTCCTGGGACGCCTGCTCGGCATCCTCGTCGACCTTCGGGTCTGCCTCCAGGTCATCCAGACCCTCGGGCTTCTGGTCGGCCCCCTCCGGCTTCTCCTCGATCCCGAAGACCTCGCGGAACTTGTCCGCGACCTTCTCCCGGAACTCGTGGATCGCCGACGGATGCCCTTCGCGCGAGGCCAGCGTGTGGCCGAGCGTCCCGGTCGACTCCGCCCCCAGCGACGAGTCCGACTTGCGGATCTCGTCGTGGACGTCCTGGACACCGTGGTCCCGAGCGCCACCCCCGAAGACGCTTCCATCATCCGGCGCGGCCGGGCTGACCCCGGCCTGTGTCGCCTGCGGAGGAAGCGCCTCGCGGCTCTTGCTCAGGCTGTCCTGGTTGTCCGACCGGTCCTGGTCCGGTGCCAGTTCATCCTGCTGGAGAACTCGCGCCGGGCCATTCGGATCACCCTCCGACCCCTGGTGCAGCGACTGCGCCGTCTCCAGCCCGGCCTGGTGCTGCTCCAGCGGGTTTCGGGCCTCAGCAGCACCCTGCGGCTGCTCCGTACCCTGCGTCTCCGACATCGTCCGCCTCCCTACAGATCGTTGCGGACGCGCATCTGGACGATGTACTGGGCACCGGGCAGCGTTGGGAACGCCACTGCAGCGACCTTGACGTACTCGGCCGGAGGCTCGTCCTCTCCGTAGACAGTTCCCACGATTCCGGGCGCGTACTGCGTGTAGGCGACGCCAGGGATCGTGCGGGACTCCGCCGTCGGGCCGTAGAGGACGTTGCCGACCGGACCAACCTCGTCCGGAGGCAGCAGAACCGCCTTGTTGCGGTTCATCGGACGGACGGCGTTGAGGCTGCCGTCGTGCCCCTCCTCGTACAGCCAGACGTTGTACGGGATCACCGTCGGCAGTTGGTAGATCTGGAAGAGCGCGTTCAACTCGTCTTCGGTGAGGCGAATCGTCGGCGCACCCGGACCCCGGACCAACTCCCGGAGGTTGTTGTTCTGGAGCAGGACCAGTTCGGTCGTCGTGTCGGCGATCATCTTGCCGGGACGGAAGCCGTGCACGATCTCGAACTGGTTGCAGATGTAGTCCAGATCTGTCACCGGGTTCGAGTTCGTCTGGTCGTTCCACCAGAACTTCGCAGTGCCATCGTCGGTCGAGACGTTGTACTGCTGCGTGGTCGGGATGCCGAAGTCGACAGCCACGTCCACGCCTTCGCTGTTGATGACGACGACGTCCTCGGAGATCGCCTGCATACCCAGCCACTCGACTCGGGACTGGACACCAGTCACGAGGTCGGTCGCCAGGTCGTAGACGTAGTTCAGGACATCCTCGCGGTCCGACGTGCCGGGCCGAGGCTGCTTGAACTTGATGATCTCCTTCTCCGACAACTTCGCCTTGCGCTTGATCGGCGGCAGTTCGCCACGGACCACAGCATCAGGCGGCGTGCGGTACGGCAGCCGTCCGGCGATCGGGGCTTCCGAGTCCCAACCCATGACGTGCGCCATCGCTGCCTGCACCTGCACACCCTGAGCACCCAGGATGTACTCGTACTCCAGCGTTGACGTCGTCTGGGCCGGGAGGATGCCCCCGACCGCCTGCCCCGTCTGAAATTCCTGCGGCACCGGAATACTCCGGATGAAGCCGAGGAACTCGGGGTTCTGGAGTTCTTCCAACTCCCAAAGAGCCATGAGTCTTCCTCCTTCCTCGGCTTACTGGAACGTGAATGACGGGAGGTCTGCCTTACCGGCCGCGTCAAGGCCGGAGCAGCGAGCAGCGATGACGGAGCCATGGATCACCAGGCCGGTCACAGCGTTGCCCCACTTCAGGTTCACCGACTCCATCAGGAAACCGACAGCAGTCTGTCGGCCATCAGCAGCGGTGTTGTCATACGGGCCGTAATGACCCGTCGCGGAGATACGGCCGAGGCACGTCCCCTTCTTCAAGATCTTGTCCCCATTCGGGTCGGCCCCGACGACCGAGGCATCGAGCGTGATGCCGACGCGCTTGGTCGTGAAGTTCTCCGAAGCAAGGAACTCGATCTCGCCGGGGATGCTGGGCCACGAACCGTCAATCCGCTCGATCTGCGGACGCCAGGCCATGCGTCAACTCCTTGTCAGCGAGCACCAAGCCGTCGCTTACCGGACGGCCACCTTGCTGCAGCACGGGAGGCTCCCGCCTGCATCTTTGACGGCGTCCCCCGAGTGCCTGCTCCGGACGGACCACCGGCTGGCTGACCGTTGGGCGTCTGCGGAATCAGACCGGCTCGCCGCAGTTGCGCGACCTTCCGGTCCGATCCAGCCTTGACCAACTCGGTCGACCGATCGGCGATCGTCTTAACCAGTTCCTCGACGAACTCCACATCGTCGTCGACTCGGCTCCAGTCGATCGCCGGGATCACCCTGTCAAGGATCTGCTTCGTCGCTGCCTTCTCTTGCCGTCCAGCAGAAGCGAGCAGGTCTTCGACCGTGTCCCGAGCAAGGATCCGCATCGATGACGTGTCCACCTGCGGGGACCGCCGACGGATGGAGCGTCGGGGGGCGGGGTTACCGTCTCCGTCATCTCCGTCGTCGCCGTCCGGGTCGTCGTGGTCACGACTCGGCTGGCTCTCCAACTTCCGAGTGAGTTTCGTGATCGCCTTGTCGAAGCGCCTCTGGATCCGGTCTTCGATTTCGCGAGCGAACTCCTCGGGGTCGATGAAGCCTTCCCCATCGTCGTCTCCGCCCCCATCGTCGTCGTGACCGTCATCTACTGGCGGTACGCCGTCGATCAGTTCGGGGTCGACGTCTACCGGCTGCTCTACCTCGGGCTGTTCCGGAGCGGGCGGCTGATCTGCCGGTGGCGTCTCATCGGTCGGAGGAGCGGGAGGCTCTTCCTTGCGAGGCGCGACGCTCGGCGGGATCAGACCTGAACCAGCGGGACCAGCACTCCTTGGACGAGTCGGCATGGCCTTCCTTTCGCCAAGTCCGCCTGACTTCTGCACCTCATCGAGTTGCAGTTCGTCGACGGCCTTATGAATCGGGACGGTACCCCAGTCG